GCTGTCATTTCAACTCCACATTTGCATATTGTCATAACATATCCTCTTTAATATTATTTATCAAAACGGACGGATATCATCTTATTTTATAGTGGACTCTTTAATGTCGTCATCTTTAGTTAGCTCTCCCGCTTTTACCCAACCTCGATTTGTTGTATACACTTTGTGGTCTTCAGTTAGCTTAATAGTTTCACCATTTTCTAGGGTTAGCTCAACCCAATCTTTTGTTCCATGTTGTTTTCCGGCCATATTAACACTTACATACTCATCATTGCCAGTTTTAAAATTGTGAGCAAGTACTTTAATATCTTCAATTTTCCGGCGGTCGATGATATTAGCAATTGTCATATCACCAGTTTCAGTAATTAACACCGAATCACCCGATATACAGCCATCCCACTAAATTGTAGTCGAGTCAAAGTGTTGGTCTACGTCTTTAGGTGCCTTGGCCATTTCTTTAGCAAGCGATAGCATTCCATCTACTGCGGCTATTGCAGACGATTTGCTTCCATCTAGTAAATAATCTTCCGGGTGCTCAATTCGAGCAGCTTCAACTATCACTGTAGACATTACATCTCGGTACCACGGATCACGTGTTTTAGATTCAGGTAATTGTATAATGCCTTTTTTTGCATCTTCTCTTGCTTGCGATAACTTTTGATCTTTTTGTGGATCGTTCTGCAGTGCGGCGTAAATTGATTTAACTGTATTTAAATCATTTCCTGTGGCATTCGGATTTAATAATATTTTTGCGACATTATCTCGGCCGGTGGCAACCACCTCATTTGTCTCTCTACTTTTTAATTGTCCGCTGAATGCATCAAACTTGAGCCCTAATGCTTTGCCTATGCTGTTCATAATAATAAACAGTGTGGCGCCTTTAAATTCTTTGTCATTATAGCTGCCTCGAGGTCCGTGCTGATGCCATGGTGCAACCTCCTCAGAATTTGGAATTACCATTACATCAATCTGGACTGGCATTTTTTGCGAATCGTACATACGGACATGGACATTGCGGCCTTTTATCGCTACATCGTATCCTTGATCATGAATAAATTTTGCCAGTGCTTGCTTTGCTGTTTTTGCATCCTTTGAGCCAAAATGTTCCATTATCTTATCTTGGTCAACAAATACATCCATGTCGCCTGATTCTGCTTTATAGCCAACTGATCCAATATCAAATTGCACATTTGTAAACGGGATCATATTAATAATTGCCGTTCTTAAATATTGTGATTCTTCTTTTCTAATCGAAACTGTGTCATCAAATACATTATCGCCTTCGTTTAATCTCATTCTTATCCTTTTGCACTGCTCGACAATGCATTTAATATTTTTTGCTGTTTGGCTGATGACATTTTATCCCATTGTGATGCCATTGTATTAGCACTGTCTGCCGACATTCCTGCGTTCTTTAGCATCTCAACAGTATGCACATCTTCTCTGGTTGGTTCTTCATTAGCAAAATCGTCACTTCCTATATTCGTTGCTGCATGTTCCACTGCTGTATAAAATAATTTAAATAGGCCTTTTTTATCATATGGGCTTTTAAGATCTGATTGCAGAACTATACGAGCCGCTACTGCTGGGGATAGCTTAGTTATATGAATAATCCACTTTCCAATTTCTTGCTTTAGTTTACTAACTTGTTCCGGTTTATCAGTATCGGGGTCTTGTCTCTTAGGTGTATCTTCTGCATCTTGCGCTGGGGTCTCAGGATGGTCAAACTTTCCATGTGATGCTGCATCATACGCAATATCAAGATCATCTCGTGTTTTTTCTGGAATTGGTACTGATTGTTTACTTTTATCTGCCCGAAACCATTGGCCAGTTGCATTTTTATAATATCTGCTGCCATCTTTATATAATACAATTGGATCTTCACCTACTATTTTATATCCATTAGCAGATCTGTATTCATCTTCAAATAATTGTATGCCCGATAATATACTTGACGATACGCCTTCTAATATGCCAGTACGCTTTAGACCGTTTGCATAGCTAATCCACATTTTTACCATGCCCTTAGCAATCTTTTTATAATATGTGCTTTTTTCTTCTTCTTCAGCTCGTGCTGTTAACCCGCCTCTTTTTTCATGATCGACTACTGCTTTTGCGGCACCTTTAATATAATCTATAATACCGGCTTCTGTCAGTGCATTTTCTAAATCGTCTACTTTCATTGTTTCTTCCTTAAAGATCTAATAAATTTACCTTCATCTTTATGTCGAATTGCATTTATAAATTTTCTACCTAATTCTTCGGCCTCATTTTCTGTATAAGATGATGCAATATATTCTAACAAATTAATTGCACTGGCAATCACGTGTTGTGCTCGCGATTCTATTATATGTGCTTTATCTTTTTCGATAAAGGATTGATCTAATTCTTCTAACAAACTGCGCATCTTATGCATAATAAAAACTCACCTTTCTTATATTTATTTATTTTTTATGTTTTGGTAAATTTATGTATTTCCTGTTTTTATACGATTTAATAACTGATTAAGTTTTGCAGATTGTCCTGTGGCAACAACTTTTTCAACTTCATAATCATCGTCTGCAGGTTTTTGTACTGGTGACCCGCTGTTTATTGCAGATGCTGTGAGCGGTGTACTAGATTTAATCGATGCCATTACATTTGCAGCAATTGTACCAGTATTATTTGCAGTTCCTTGAATTCCCGAATCTGATATTCTTAACGAATTAATGTCAAAGTCTAAATCAATTTTATTACCTACACCAGACGAGCTACGTGTTTTCATTGCCTGTATCTGATATCGACCACGTTCACGCATTGCACGTGATGTAAAGATACCGAACACGTTATCCGCTGTATTAATCTTAGATAAACCGCCGGCGATATGGCTGTGATCAAACTCAACTTCTTCTACTGCTGAGTTATGCGTTAGAATTCCGTTTGCATAAAATAGTCGATTACCCGTGGTGTTAATATCAATTGTGTCTTCCCAACCAATACATTCAATCTCTACAATTTCGTCTGTTATCATTTATCTATCTCCAGTGTATATTTTTTGTGCCCAGCATCATATATTCTGATTGCATTGCGCTCATTCATTATTTCAAACTCAGTTTTTTCATTATCAAACCCGGCATTTACTAACGCCTGCTTAGTGTATTTTAATCGATGCGACAACTTGCCATCTAAGTAATACCAATACCCGGGCTTTGTTGTACTAGTATACACAAAATTATTATGTATGTATACATCGCCATTGCCATATCTTAAATCTGCGTACGAAATTAACGTTTTAATTGTTGTATTCTTTTTGAGGTATGACAAAAACTTGCCAACAGCACCATTGACCATTGTACTAAATGCTAACCTGGTAATTTCAGAAACATGCGCTTCGAACCTTGACTTTTTTGATACTGACATTACCGAAATTAGCTCATTGTTGTGTACCAAACCAAGGTGCATTGTTGAGTTAGCAAACCCATTAATATGATTTTCATCAAGAAACTTACGAGCTTCTTTGCTAGAAACCTTTTTAACTGTACAGTTTCGACCGTGTACTTTTTGTCTTTCGTTAATATGAAGTCGATGCTTTATCATTTTTTCAACAACACTTCTTTTATTAATCCAGTCATAATCAGTGATCATTAGTAGAGCAATTTGCTGATCGTTGCACAAAGTGTATTTTAAGTTATGGTAGTGCTTGTCTAAAAATCTATCCGAATGCCAAAATAACCCGTTTACTTCAATTGCTAGTTTAAACTCCGGAATGTATATGTCTATTTCTTTCGGTGGTATAATTGATCTACTATTCTGGATAATATTGCCTTTATAGCACGANCGAATAAACTCTACTATTTCTATTTCTACCGAACTAGGACCACCGTTGTTACCCGGTGGAAAACAATCGGCACACAATGGTAGCTTAGAAAAAATATTTGAATAAAAAATATTATTGCACTCGTTGCATTGCCACTGAAGATTTTTATCCCGTACATGAGTGTACTCATCAAACGAAAATAATGGAGTGGTATGCTCCAGTGTTGATAAACTATTGTAAAATGTTTGTTGTTTAGTCCTGGCTCGCTTCTTTTTTATTTCGGCTATTTGTCCTGGATTATCAACACCATATTTATTGTTTAGTGTTTCTTTGAACTTTTGATGGTATGCAGAAGTTTTGCTAAAATGAGTAACATTATATTTTTTTAATACTGTGCGTTCTCTTTTCTTTTTAACTTCGGTACTATTTGCCAAGCATTTTGTGCTGCAATATTGTGAGAATCCTTCACGAAAGGTTTTAAATTTTACTTTTTTCTTACAATAGCACCTAGGCGACTCTTGTAGGTTATTAATATATAACCACGCTTTTGCAGAAAACGTTAGTGCATCAATCTTATCAATCTTTTGATATAGTGTATTATTATGCTTTTTTAATATCACAGACGCATTTTTAGGTTGCTTATTCCACAGGTCTTTGATATATAACACTTCCTGGTTGTAATCCATTTTCAATACTTTTTAATCCATCTTCCGTTGGGAAATTGTGTTTTGCTGAACATATAATTTCTTTTCCTGATTTTGTTTTAATTTTATAAACTGGTTGCTTTGTAATCGGTAATTTTTCATATACCTGCACTGGACCTTCATTCGATTCTAACCAGTCGCCTACTTGTACATTTTTGATTTCAATTTCTTTTTTATTTGCAATTACTTTTGTATTTAGTGCAAGACATCTGTTTAGCTGTGATGCTGTTACAAACAATATATTCAGTTCTTTTGCTAGATTCCGGAACTCTTCGCTGACATATTTGTCCTTTATAAATTGATCGCTCGCATTAACTTTTACCCCTGCTGGATTAGCCAGATCCAAATAATCCACACAAACAAAATCAATTTGTTTTCCTAACTGAATTTCTAGTTCTCTAAAGTATGCCCGCATATCGTTTACTGTGCTTCCTGCTGGCATATATTTAATCCGCAAATCTCCTGCTTTTTTACTAAACATTTTAACTTTTAATTCAACATCATCAATATCTTTAAAGATTTGGTTAGATGGCACGCCTGTTATCATACTATCAAGACGCATACTACACAATCCTTCGGATAATTCCATCGATATATACACACCGTTTAATCCTTGCATTGCCCAGTTCACTGCTAAATTCTGCATGATTAGAGATTTACCTGAACCTGAACCTCCAGCAAATATTTGTAGTTCTCCCCGATTAAATCCGCCATACAATAATTTATCTAAACTTGGCCAGCCTGTACTTAATTGTCCGTTACTGTCCTTTAACAATGTCAATCGTGCCTTTGGGTCTTCAAAATAATCAGTACCCATATCTTTTGTCAATGATATTTGCACTGCATCTTTAATTAATTTTTCAACTGGTGCAAAATCACCTTCTTCAAGATGATCAACTGATTTCATTATCGCACGTTCAAGTTCTTTGCGTTTTGTAAATGCTTCAAATTCCTCTAAATACCATTCTGCTCTTCCTTCATTGATATCTAGATCTGTATTAAATTCAATTCCTGCTACTGCTTTTACCTGATTAACATCTGGCAATGAATTATGATCAGCACTATGCTCTGCAATAAATGTTGCTGTGCTTCTAAGTCCTCTATCAAAATTTTCCGGGTTAAAAATATTCTGCACCCGTACATACAATTGCGGGTCAGTTATCATAAACTCTAAAAATAATTTTTGTATATCTATTCCATAATCTTGTATCATATCTGTATATTATACTGCCTTATAATTAATCAGTTGCATTTTTGGTGTTTTTATTTATTTTTTTTAATAATTTTCGTCGTATTATTTCTATTTTAATTTTATGTGTTTGCCTTGCATCAAGTATAGTTGCAAGTGTGTATAATTTTCCATACCTTTTAACAGCATCATTTACATCAATAATATCATCGTCCCAGTCCGGTAAACTTACAGACCATCCCAGCTCGACTGTTCTGTCTATTATTTTTAAGCCTGGGGCATTGCGGTCTGGCACAACAATGATTTCTTTATTTAAGCTTTCTATCAATTCGGCCTGTTCGGCACTAATCTCATTGTTAAGCAATGCGACACCATTTACCGATATCGCATCAAATGGTCCTTCGACCACAATAACATACTCCCAATTCTCTTGCTGCATGTCAACGCCAAAGACATAGTCCGATTGTTGGTCTGACACGTATTTAGGTATCTTTTTATCTAAAAATCTACGTGTGTTTCCAACAATCTTTCCGTTATGTGTAAACGGTATGATAATGCTATTTTTTGCTCTCCCTGGTGCATTTGGTGTCTCCATATACGGATACGAATTAAGAGGTAATCCTCTATCATTTAATATATAATCTATATATTTTTCGTCTGAGCGATCAGTGACTAATTGTGCACCATCTGGTAAATCTCGCTCTTCGAACACTTTTACTTCTGGCTTATTTTTGTCTTCGTTTTCTGCTCTATCACGCATTATAGATTCTACGTTGCGATTCTTGAGCGACTCAATGACCATAAGTTGGATTACATTTTCATCAACACCTAACCAGTTTAGATACCTGCGAGCTTTATAACTTAAAATCTCACCGAATACATATCGTACAGCAAACCCACAATTAAAACAATGTGCAGTCCAGCTACCATCAGGGCTAATAATCATGCCACCTCGGCCACGCTTATCTGCGCGTTCTCCGTTGTGACTACAACACGGTGCATTATAAGTAAGCCAGCCTTTAGGGCTCACTTTGTGCTTTGCTGGTACAAAGTTTTTAATATTTAAATCTATTGCCATACTCTTATATTATAGCAAACTGGCGCAGGTGGATCAATTTATTTGGTATAATCGTTTAATCTCTGGTTCAAGCATATTTGCAATGGTTACATGACCTAGCTCGTTCGGGTGGAGGTTTGGGGCAAGATCTTTTATTGTGTGTCGCATGTCCACGTTTTGCATTATTACCGTAGACGGTACCTGCTTTATTTGCATCGATGGCTTCCATACATAAAACTGTATAACATCGATACCAGTANGATATTTAGCACTGTCAAATAACTGCATTGTCTGCATCGTCTGCAATTTTGACAATGCCTTTGAATCGCTTAATGCTACATGGGCTGAAAGTAAACGGTTCCAGGCATCGACATTTTTATCGGTGTTATCGAAGCCGCCTACTAGACATATTAAATGCTTATATAAATCTTCTTTATTATTAATGTCAAACCACGATGTTCTTGCTTCTTCTGTTAATGCACAGATTATCAGATATTTTTTAGCTGGGTCATATTCATTTTCTAACCACCGTAGATATTCCCACTGTGAGGAAATATTACTGCCGCCATTCTGACCATAATTTATGTGTTTTGCTTTAAATCTATCTGCTAATATGCCGGCGAATACATGCTTTAATCGATAAGGGGCATTTTGTATTTCATATTCTATATGGCCTTTGTTGACCTGTAGATCTGGGTCAACTAATTCGTCGCCGTATGCCCAGCTACACCCAAATACTACAATCTCATCATATTTCATTATTATCTCACTAAAATTTTATCAACATTTCCTGCTGTAATTATAAACTTAATACGCAAATATGGATGATATCCTTCTATGTTATATATGCCTGTTCCCGGGCCAACAATAGAAACAGGCATACCTATATCGTACCATGACCCTGTTTGATCAACAGCGCCTTGAAATAACACTGTCCCGTTGAATAGTTGATCTACTGTTATCTGAAATGTGTGCAACGGTTGGGATGATGTTACATATTCTTCTGAATATTGCATGCCACCGAGATTCTGCAATAGTGACAGCTTATCGCTTGCTTTATGTTTAGGATATACTGAATCCACAATTTGTATGACGCCACGACCACCACCTTGTTCATCTACAAATGCAGGTAGACTGGTTGTACCGTCATCTCTTTCAATTGAGTAATATGCATACTGTGTTGCAATATCAATCGATTGTTCTTCGGTGATTACAGCCTCGGCATATCCTTTGCTCATATTAACTTGAGTTAGTCTTGTTTCAAATAACAATTCTTCAGTATCTTGCGATAATATTCTCAATGTAAATGTAAGCCCTGTTATATCATATTTCTTTTGATCAACATTCTTGAACCAAAATTGCAGGACGTTATCAACGCCTTTGTGGAGTATTAAATTTTTTGCGTACACGGTTTCTTCCCTTAGTGAATAAGCACTGCTAGGTGTGCCTGGGTTAATCAAAACTACCGTTCGAGTTTGATTATAGATATAAATATTCGTATAATTCATATTAATATTTATGGCATCAGATACTTTTTTAAACAGTTTATCAGAGAAATATCCGTTTCTCACAATCCTTTCTTACTCTGAGCGCGAGTATGTAGGCATCATCCAAAATCATGATGACACTATTACTACCATTTGCGATTATGGATCGATTACTAACCAACCTGCCAAAGAGCTATTTCTAGAACTAGGTAGCCAATGGTGGTGGGAAAGTAATCGTATTATTCCAATTAACATTTTTCTTAAAAACGAGTGGGTTATTTTTAAGCCGTATCTGTTAACATTTATGTCAAAAGATGTATCAATAATACAAGGCCCCACTGTTAGTTTAGCAGAAATTGCTAAAAAACGTAGCAAGCGAAAAAGCATTACTCTTGTTAAACGTGTAGATAATTAGATTCATTTTTCGTGTTTAATGAATTTTTTAACCTTTTTAATTAATCGCTTAGTAATACCTTTAGGTTTCATTGCTTCAATATCATCTAAATTAGTAGGATTGCCTTTACCGACAATAATAGCCATTCCCATACCTAATCCCCAATGTGGTTGGCATTTAACTAAGTATAATCCTTTTACTTTGAATGGTTGTGTTGTAAAATCTTTGCCCATTTTTGATTCCCATGCAATAGAATCAACATAATCGTCTGGTGCTATACCTGGTGGATATGGTAAATATTTATTTAATGTTTTAGTTGTATGTCCTGCCATATTTTCAAATGATACTGTATCACCAACATCAACTCGTAACACCGAAGGTACGTATCTTGTTCCTTCTGCTTTTACAACATAGTTTTTTGCTTCTACTGGGTTATATAATATTTGACCTGTGGCAAGGATTGCCAGTGTACTAGTTAAAATTACCTTTTTCATTTGTTTTCTCCTTATAAAATTCGTTTTCATTTGTTTTCTCCTTATAAAATTATGTATTGGAAATTAAATTCATATGCACTACTACTAATTGTGAATATGCTATTCCGTGTGCTTTCTTAAAAAAATATTGTCCATCTACCGGTTTATCCCATATAGTCTTTGCCACTTCTTTCCACGATTTTCCTATTAAATGTCTCTTTGCTGGACGGATCATTGCCAGCATCATTGCCATACGGGGTATTGTATTAACTGGCTCGGGCATATTAATTAATGTATCATAATGTGCTCCAATGTGAACAATTTTCTCAACAAATTCTCTATCTTTTAATAAATCCCAGTCCGGTTCTTTCATTAATTCTATTAAATGCGCTTCGTCTTTAACTTGATCATAAACCGACATATTTAATAAATCAATCTTAAAATATTTGCGAGCCTCTGCTTCTTTAAAATCTATTGTGGCACATTTATGCTCTGGATCATACGGTATATCTGTTACATACACTCCTGTTGTATGATGTTTTATTTTTCCTTTGACTTTATGCATTGCAGGGACACATTTGATCAATTTAATAAGATCATTGCGATCGCTTAAATCAATATCTACATCAGCCATTTACCATTTTGCCTCTTTCAATAGATCTGTTAACATATTTGATTCTTCTTCGTATATTTTTATCTTTTCTTGCCATATTTCTGGATTAATGAAATCCCACACAAATGTAATTTGATCTTCATTTAACGAACCTAATAGTTGTTGTCCCGACTCGCATGTGTATAATACCCACGGACTAATTTTACCTGAGGTAATTAAATGGCACATCTTAAATATATTTCCGTGTCGTAGCATATCCTTCGAATCTGCATCATACTCTTTTGCCCATTTATACGATTGTTCCAACGTTCGTTTTAGTGCATCCATTGGATTTTCTTTTTGCAGATACTCTAATAAGTATTCGTTATAAATTGCGTCTCTGCACCAATGATCAATCTTTTTATTATTTTTAATAACCCAGTCTGCAAATCTATCCGGGTTCACTGCATTAATTGCCACACAATAGTTTCCAAATTTTACAAATGCTGAATAATATGCACTTGTCGAAAAATCTTCAAATGTGCGTATTTTTGTGCTCTGATGCATTAGTTTATAAAACTTTAAATATGCTTGCATTCCAAGCCGTGGACCTGCTTCTTCTTTTTGTTGAAACCGTCGTTTAGGTTCGCACATGTGTTTCATTAACGTAGATTCTCTTTTGTAAGTTTTTTTACAATACTTACAGGTATAACCTTCGTCTTGTTTAACTGTTGGGGTTATCTGCTTTTGCAATTTCTTTTAACTCTTTTTTAGTTATCAATTTTGCCAATAAATCAATATCA